CAAAAAATAAAACAATGGCATATTCACCAGCAAAAGAAACCAACAGATCAAACGAAGGAAACACAAGCGGTTCAGATGATACAATAAAAACTGACGGAAGCGCGTCTACTCCAGCTTCTGAAATGAACAAAAAAGGAAAAAACGACGACAAAGCAACAAAAGTCTTTGATCCTAAAACAGGTAAATCTAAAGCAAAAGGCGGTACTTACGCTAGTGCTAAGAAAAAAGATCCTAAATTAGATTCTTATATTAAAACTAGAAATAATGCTAAAAAATCTGGCGATAAGTCAGCTTATAATGCTGCTCAAAATAAAATTAACATAGCTTATGGAAAAGGCCCTACTGATAGAAAAACAACTACGGAAGTAGAAAAAATGGAACCTAGAAAAGCAAAGGCAATTAATCCTAAAGATGTTGTTATAAAAAAAGCTCCTAAAATTACTTCTTCAGATACAAAGAAAGAATTAGATAAAGGAACATTTAAAGAAGATAAAGTTGCTACTGAAGCAAATAGAGGTAAAGTTGTTGCAGAAAAAATACTGGCTGGTGATAAAAAAGCTGGTAAAAAAGCTGGATTAAAAGGTGGTCTTAAAAGACAAGCTAATAGAGCTGGTAAAGCAGTTGGAAAGAAAAAATCTAAAGATCTAGCATTAGACAAAGCCGGAGAAGCAACTACTAGAAAAGAAGTTAAAAAATCTGGTGTTAAAGGTAAATTTAAAAGAGCAGCAATGGATGACGTTGCAGCAAAGAAAGATCAAAAAAATAAAAAAATGCAAGAGATAATTTTATCAGCTGCTACTTTTAAAGACTTTGATCAAATGGATACTAAAAATGCTGAATCAGTTGCTGAAATGAAAACACCAATGGAAATGTCAGACGGTCCTATAAAGTACTTTAAGCAATCAATTAAGTATGATATAAGAGAAGCTACTAATCCTAATTTAACTTCTAGTGCTAGAAAAAACTACAGCATGAATGCTGAAGCAGATATGAAATCACCTGGAAAAATGACAAAAGCTCCAATGACAATGTCAAAAGCTCCAACTGAAATGCAAGGCGCAAAAAGAAAAGGTGGATCTATAATTTCTAAACATATGAACTCATAATTATGGCATTTAAACTAGGAGATAAAAGAGTAAATCCATTAAAATCAAGAGGGTTCATGAACGCGAGCCCTTTTAAATCTAATGGTAATACAATGGCGTATGCTAATGGAGAACCAGAAGGTGGACCAGAAGGTAAACCAAAAGAAGTGTTAGTATCATCTATTAGTAATGTTGAGAAAATTGGTGAGAAAAAAACACCAGAAGAATTAGCTGCAGAAAAAGCTAGGCTACAAAAAATAGCAGAGGAAACTGGACAATCACAGGAAACAATATTTGAGTATGGCAAAGGTGGCTCAGCAGAAAGCGTTTGGAAAACTTTATCTGATGCACAAAAAGCTCAATTTGGAACTGTTGAAAACTTTAGGAAAGAAACTGACGCGTATAATGAAAGAATGAGTCAAACTGTAAATGCTGATCCTAATAAAAAACCAGAGACAAAAGTAAATCCTAGAAATGTATTAAAAAAGGCTGACGTTAAAGATAAAACTATTGGCACTAAACTTACTACACAAGAGGTTGATAAAGGTGATAGAACTCAGAAACAATTTGAAGAAGTTCCTATTTATACTAATAGGTATAATAGACAAACTAAACAGATGGAAAAAGTAATTACTGGTTATAGACAGCAAGAAATAAAAGGATCTGGAGGAGATAAAATTTTAACTGAACAACAAAACAGAGAAGCTGTAGCAACTACTAAAGATGATAAAGCAAATGCAGAGCTAGATCAAAACGTAGTAATAAGTAGTCAAGGTGACAAAGATCAAGTTGATCAAGCTGTAGAAGAGCAATTAGAAGCTCAGAAAAATCAAGGTAAAACTGTTGATAAATCGTAATGGCTGAAAAAAAATCATTTAAAGAAACTAAAATAGGGGCTTTTTTAAAATCAAAAGCTCCTAAAGTTTTAGCAGCATTAGGCGATATACTACCTGATCAAGGTACTCTTGGTATAGTAAAAAATATTATAGCAAGTGATAATAAGATTAAGGCAGTTGACAAAGAACAAGCTATGAAACTTATAGAGCAAGATATAGCTGAAATGAAAGAAGTCTCTAGTCGTTGGAGAAGCGATATGAAAAGTGATTCATGGCTTTCTAAAAACACACGTCCGTTGGCTCTTATATTTTTAACTACTTCTGCAGTTTTTATGATGGCTGTAGATTCTTTTCACTTACAATTTCAAGTTGATGAAGCTTGGATAAACTTATTAAAAACATTACTGGTAACAGTATATGTAGCATACTTCGGAAGTCGTGGTGCTGAAAAAATAACAAAAATAAATAAATAAAAATGGCGGAATATAACGAATGGGAACCTGTGTTAGGCCCCGTAAATGGATTAATGCAGCAAGAGCCTAGAGTTTTCGGTCACGATGCTTTAACTTTAACAGCTGCAACGCTTCAAGGAGCACTTACCATAACAAATGGTGGTAGTGCTTTTGAAAAATCTGATATTGGTGACACTGTAGCTCAATCAGGAGCTAGTGCCCCTGCAGGTGGTTCTGGTGCTACGTTTAATATAACAGACGTGACAGAAGGTGCTGTAACAGGAGTTGAACTTACTAGTTCAGCTACAGGTGGAACTGGATATGCGGCAGATATGGTAATAACTTTAGCTGCGGCAACTTCAGGAGGTTCTGGTTGCAAAATAACAGTTAGTGCAACTGGAGCAGATATACCTAATACGGGTAAAAGAGGAGCTGTTGTATATAATGGCAAATCTACAGCACAAGACATTACAGTTGTAACTGAAGCTGGAAAATCAGTAGAATTTAAAAGTTGTCAACCTGGCACAGTAGTAGGACACAAAGCACCTATTTTAGCAAAGAAATTAGTTACTGGCACAGATTGTGTAGCTATATATTAAAACAAACAAAACAATCAAATCAAATCAAATAAAATGGCAAAAGCAAAAAAAATAACAAAAGATGAATTACAAATCATTAATGAAACTTCAACTAAGTTTAATGAAATTTTAATTCAATTAGGAAGTTTAAATTTAGCTCAGCAAGACTTAACAATGGAAGCTGCTAAATTTAGAAGTGAAATAGAAAAAGTAAAATTAAATTTACAAGAAAAATACGGAAACGTTAATGTAGATTTAAAAGATGGAACTTATACTGAAACAGAAAATGTCAAAGATAAGAAAGATTAGCATAGGTGCTGACTATAAGAATGAAGCTATGCATTATTCTACTGGTCAGGAAGTTTATGGAGGTCATACTATTAGTGATATTCTTTTTGAAGATAAAGATCAGTCATATAATATTTTTATAACTAAAAATAATGAAGTCTTGCCTTGGAAAAAGTTTAACTCTAATATGGCAGTTTCTGTTGAGTACGATTTAAAATACTAGTGAAAAGCTTATACAGCTTCATTGTTAAACCTTTAGAAAAAAGATATGACAATGTTAGAAAAATAGGTGATGTTAATTTAATTATTAATACAGGCATTGAAGATCATCAATTTATTAGCAAAAAAGCAGTTGTTGTTTCAACTCCAGCTGCTTTTAAAAGTAAAGTAAATGTAGGTGATGAAGTTTATATTCACCATAATATATTTAGAAGATGGTATGATCAAAAAGGTAGAGAGCGAAATAGCTCAACCTACTTTAAAGATGATTTATATTTTGTTTCTCCAGAACAAATATATATGTATAATTTAAAACCTCACTTAAACTATTGTTTTGTTAAACCTTTAAAAAATCAAAGTTTTTTAAATAACAGAAAAGAACAACCTAATATTGGTATAGTAAAATATACTAATAAGACCTTAGAAGCTCTAGGAATAACTTCTGGAACACTTATTACGTTTACCCCAAACTCTGAATTTGAGTTTATTATAGAAGGTGAACGACTCTATTGTATGAAATCAAATGATATAGCTTTAACGCATGAATACCAAGGAAACGAAGAAGAAAATAATCCAAGCTGGGCATAAAGCCATTGAAGAACTAATTAAGGTAGCAAAAGAAAAGATTGTAGACTCAGACGACGATGTAAGCGCTGATAGATTAAAAAATGCTGCCGCTACTAAGAAGTTAGCAATAATGGATGCTTTTGAAATATTAACTCGCATACAAGAAGAAGAAAACATGTTGAATAATAAACCTAAAGAAGTTAAAGAAAATACTTTTAAAGGTTTCGCGGAAGGTAGAAGTAAGTGAGTTACCATCAAACACTTTGGAAAGAGGTTACAGATTTAATTAACCCTAAGATATTAAAAAAACAAAATCGTTTAAAAAAATGGGAGTATGGTTATAACTCTGATTATGATTTTATAGTAATAAGTAAAACTGGGCAAATTGGACAAATCATTGAAATACAAAATCTCAGGATTGCTTTACCGGCAACAAATGAACCGTTTAAACGAAGCGAAAAAAAAGAGGATCAGTACTGGCAGAAAGCCGAATATCCAAAAGAATTAAAAAGAATTAAAAGTAGATTTGATTGGGAAGAACATCCAGTTGATTTTAAAGAAAAGTGGTACGATTATATAGATAATGAATTTACTAGAAGAGAACAAGGATTTTGGTTTTACAATAATGGCGTTGATACTTACATTACTGGTACTCATTACATGTACTTGCAATGGTCAAAGATTGATGTTGGAGCACCAGATTTTAGAGAAGCAAATAGATTATTCTTTATATTTTGGGAAGCATGTAAAGCAGATACAAGGTGTTACGGGATGTGTTATCTTAAAAACAGAAGATCTGGATTTTCGTTCATGTCTTCTGCAGAACTCGTTAACCAAGCAACAATATCATCAGATGCAAGATTTGGTATATTATCTAAATCAGGATCTGACGCCAAGAAAATGTTTACAGACAAAGTTGTTCCAATATCTGTCAATTATCCATTTTTCTTCAAGCCGATTCAAGACGGTATGGATCGTCCCAAGACAGAACTAGCTTATAGAGTACCAGCATCAAAACTTACTAGAAGAAAGCTAGAAAGCAATGAACAGCTTAGAGAGTTAAATGGACTTGATACAACTATTGATTGGAAAAACACAGGTGATAACTCTTATGATGGTGAAAAGCTAAAGCTATTAGCTCATGATGAAAGTGGCAAATGGGAAAGACCTGACAATATATTAAATAACTGGAGAGTTACAAAAACTACATTACGTCTTGGTTCTAGAATTGTAGGTAAGTGTATGATGGGCTCAACTTCAAACGCGTTAGATAAAGGTGGAAACAATTTCAAAAAATTATACTATAATTCAAACGTTACAAAAAGAAATCGTAATGGACAAACATCTTCTGGACTCTAT